TGCTTGCCTCCTTGTTCAAGTAAAGGGGAGTCTTGTCACTCCCCTTTACTTGTTATTATCTGTTCGTAGGTTGCTTCGTCTTTTCGATCAGCGCATTGCTTCTTTTTTCCTGAAAAGCCTGCGCACCGTAAGAACGTTCGATTGCCGCTTTGATGTAAGGCGGCACTTTCGACTTCTGACCTTTGGGTAAAAGGAAGTTCTCTCCGTTTACGCTGACATAAAGATTCGGGTCATCGTTGGCGAGTCCTTTCGGGATGAACACCTCAACGCGTTCTTCCTTGGTTGCTTTTTCTGTAGTGGTTGCCATAAATTCCTCCTGTAAGGTTAAGAGAGGGCAGGGCATGACCTTGCCCTCTCGGTGTGGCTTACGCAGTTACAGCGTAAGGATTTTCAGTGCTGAAGAACGACTCGTCATAGTTCGCTTCGTCAATACCGCTGTAAGACGAGCAGGACCATACGCAGAGAAGTCTTTCGGGGTAGAGCAAGGTGGCACCGTTGGTCTCAAACTTATAACCGATGGTCGAGAACTGATTGAGAGGACCGCCTACCTGAGACTTGTCCTTCACGATCATTTCAAGTGCGCCGCCTTCGGGGTCGATAATGCCGTAGGCATCTTTGCCAAAGAAGTGAGTAGCGTAGGTCTTGCCGCCTGCCTTGTTGACATACTTGCCGCCGCACACAGGAGCGAAGGGATTCTCGATGAAACGACAGCCGTGAAGCTCACCGATTTCACCGTTGAAGATTTCGCCGGTGGCAGAATACTTGTGTGTCTCGATCCATTCCTCGCTCTGACGGAGATCGTGAGCAACAGAAGGATGAATAACAGCATAGTACTTACCGTTGATGGTAGGCACTCTGTCCTTCTTGAGCTTGGTAACTGCCTTGGCTACCATCTTGGGAGTAAGAAGCGAAACAACGGTAGTGCTTGCTTCCATGAGGTTGTGCGCGGTGGGAGTGCTTTCGATAGCGCCGGTAGCAAGGGTGATGTTATCGCAGAAGTATTCGTTGGTGTTGGTAAGAAGAGCGTCACGGATGAGAGTTTCCTGCGTTTCGGATGCGGATGCGCCCATTTCCTCGGTGTAGCCGAGTACGACGTCGTCGTATGCTCTCATTTCAAGGATATCAGTCACAGCAACGTAAGTACCGTACTGCGCGATAAAGCCTGTCTTGACGCTCGTACCGCCCTTCTGACCTTCGGGAATAACGCCTTCAATCAGGCGGTCAGCCTTCTTAAAGGTGTTGAACTTTCTCCACTCTACTGTGCCGCCGTGCTTCTTGGGAAGTGTCTGCTTCTTTGCGAACTGCGCGTAATACATTTCGATACGAGCATTTTCAAGCAGCTCGGTATCATAGAATGTTTTGAGTTCGGGGGAAAGAGTATTGGCGCCCGAAAAGTCTTCGGTTGCGCCGGTGTGTGCATTGACGTAGCCGTTGGTGAGACTGTTAACAACACTGCCTGCTTCAGCAAAGAGCTGAAGGTTGATGTAAAGTTCTTTCATTTTGATTTCTCCTTCAAAAAATAGATTAGATTTGATGAGGGAGAAAGTATTCGGTTTACTGCCCGGGGTACACTTTCTCCCCGCGAGCAAGTCGCATCTTGAGATCTCGCTTAAACGCATCTCTCTGCTCTTTGCTCGCTTTGGAATAGTCGAATGTACTCACGGAAGATGAGCGGCTCGATGTACCCGCTTCATCGGGTCTTCGGCTGCCTGCTTGAATCGAATTGGAGAGCTTTTCTGCGGTCTTTTGCGCTGTTACTTGCATGGCTGCCGCTTGAATTTCATTACGATGCACAGCATAATAAGCATCCTCTACGCTGATTCCAACGCCGGGAGCTGTCATGCGGACAAAGACAGGATTCTTAAGTTCGTCCTGCAAGTTGAATTTGGGGAACACCTTCTTCATTTCTTTGCCCTGCTGTTCAAGCTTTGAAAAGTGCTGTTGTAGCATCTGCTCTTGCAAAGATCTTTCTTCCTGCGCCTTAACTCTTGCTGTGTCTCGCTCTTGCTGATCGATTTTTTTAGCGGTCTCAACAGATACACCCATTTCAAGAGCTTTTTCCTCATAGAGTGCATCATCATCTCCGATTGCTTTGGCAAGCGCGTCATAGTCCATATTTTTTGGGTCAAGATTGTGCTTCCTTGCAAGAACTTCAAGTGCCGGCATGAGTTTTCCAAGGCTTTCTTCGGCAGACCTTTCAGACCGTATCCGCGACTTAATGACGGACTGCATCTGTTTGTTGTATTCGGGATCTGCCATGATCTCATCCCATGTCATACGGGTAGGAGCGCTTTCCTTTGCTTCTTCCGTGGGGGCTGTTTCTGTTGCCGGAGCGGACGGCTCTTCGACAGCTTCCGCTTTTGCCGTTTGTACGGGCGGCAATTTAGAGGCTATCTTACTCGCTCTTTTGCGAATTTTGGCTTCGGGAACGCCCAATTCACGAAGTCTCTGCTCGGCGGCAGCAGTCGCGTTTTCGCCCGTTGCGGCTTGTGCAACAGCACCTTCGCCCGAAGAAGCGCCACCGTCACCCGATGCGCCTTCACCTGCGAAGAGCTGAAGATCAAGCCTAAATATTTTTTTCATGAGTCAATCCTCCGATATCATCTGCCAATTAGGTTGGCGAGTCCTATATTCAGCCCAAAGGCTTATATACTGTCAAATTCCTTTCATCTCGTAAGAGATGTTTTGGGGATAATCCCTTGCAAGAAGCTCAAAGCCTCCGCAGAGGGCATCAAACACGAGCATGACGTAGCTTTTGTATTTCGCCGCCACATTGCATTCAATGAACGCATCACCCGTCTGAAGTTTGATAATGGGGTTCTTTGTCTGTCTTGCATCTTTCATATTGCACACAAAGTTTGCAATCGTGTGAGCAAGCATAGACGCCGAAGCGCATATAAGATCATGCCCCTTCTCACCGCTGTAAGCGTGTCCTTTGATGGTCACGCGGTGGCTGTCTCTGTAATAGATTACTTCAATCATCCTTTTGCTCCTTCCGGCTGTGATGCGTTTGCCGATCTGCTTCGTGCATTCGCTACAATTGTCGGTTCGTTCTTGCCAAGTCCCGCAATGTTATCGCTTTCAGCCATACGATGCGTGCCGCCGACATTTATGTCGGTCGCACCGCCTGTTGTTGCCATAAGATCCTGCGCGATTTGTTCGGTCATTTGTGGTGCAGCTGTCTGCGACATCATAAGTGCCATCTGCATGTACTGCATGAGCTTTTGGAACATAGTGCCGTTCTGCGCGATCTTCTGCATCAAGCCGTCTTTGCCGTCAAACTCCATAAGATCAAGACACATAAGCGCCTGATCTGTCATTTGAGGGTTAAAGAAGCCGAGTCGGAACAGCTGAATGGCAAGTTCGTTCTGTGACACCTTGGTATAGACGTTCTTCTTTTGCGCTGAAACCTTGATATCGAATACAGGAAGACGGAATCCGTTGTTCTGTCCGAAATCGTTGCCTTGCGGTTGCTTCTGAATGCCTACATTGCTGTAGGTGATATACTGCTCCGCGCCGTATTGACCGAGTACACGGAATTTTCGAGGCATATCATAGAACTGTCGGATCAGTTCGATACACATATCCACGACTTCGGAATAGGCTCTGTACGAGCCTTTGGTGGCATCTCGGCTGCCTTTGCCTGAAGCCTCTTGAAGCGCGGCTATCGCGGAAGCGGCGGTAACACCCGAACCTGTGTTACCTGTACTCGTTTCGGTGTTTCCGCTTGTCTCGCGCAGTTCTTGAATCGTGAGATCAAGCATACTGATGTAATTGCCATCGAGTGAGTTATGTTCAATCCGACGAAGTGAGTCTTCTCTCACATCGTTAACATGAACGATAGGCTTTGATAGGTCGAGAAACTCTTTTTCGTTGACTGATCCGTCACCGCGTGAGAAGTAACGGGGGATAGCACCGACAAGCGCGTTTTTAACGCAGCTTGATTTCAGAAGGTCGATTTCTGTTTGAGGATTTCTGCAAATATCAACGTAGCCGTAACCACAGGGAGATCCTTCGATCGGGAAGAGCGCATCGAACACATACGGATATTTACCATGGTTGTATAGACCTGTCATTGCCATCGGCGGACTGATCACGGTGCCGTCGTTTCCGATAATTGGCTCGGTTTCGTTCTCGGTGGCATATAACACAACATCGTTCACGTACTTAACGTAGTGAAGAATGGTCTTGCCATCCGTGTACTTGCGATAGTACACATCAATGACCGTTACCTTGTTCTCTGTGTTCACATGGTCATCGTAAAGGAATTTCGAGCTGATAAAGGCATCGCCGCCCTTCAGCTTGTCCGCAAGTTCGGGATATCTCTCTTGTAAGATATCCTTGTCCCATAACTCGGTGTGGAACATGAATCGGCTTTTCTGAATGTCTGTAATGCCCGGCTCCCAAAAGATATTCAAAAGGTTTACTCGCTCAATGCCGATGTCACCGAGACCGTTCAGCTTGTTTTTGTCCCAAACCACTTTATAGACGCCTGTGCCGGTCTTAACCTTCTGCCACATGACATCATCGTAGGTTTCCTCAAAACGGTTTTGCTCAAGTACACACGGGATGATAGAAGAAAGCATTTTTGCTTCGCCTCTGTCTCCTTCTTCTCTCGGAAGAATGTTCGGTTCGGGATAGGCTTCCACGGCATCTGCGTGTTTCGAAACAAGTACATTATGAAGCCAGCCCGATTTCGACATGAAGCCTTTCTGATTGGCTGATGCGATTTCAGATTCATTGGCTTCTTCTACCGTATTGCGAAGCTTCCACCAATTCTCGGAGGAAATAATACGAAGCTCTGTCTGTGCCTTTCCCGATTTGTACTTTGAGAGAATCTCCGTGAAGCGTTTTAGCTGTTCAGGTCCGATCGGCGCGACTGCGGCAGCAGACTCAGGTGCTTGTACACGATCTTGCTCCTTGATGTTGTTGATATCCATGTAACCTCCTAATAGGGTTTAGTCTTGAATTGATCGAGCGGGTCAGATAGGATGATCTTGCGCTCTACAGGAATAATGGGTTTGATGGGGCGTGACATACACATATAGCGAATTTCATCCGGACAATGGTCTTCAAGCTTTGTGTCAAGGTCTTCGGGCTTTGTCTCTGAATACATCATCAAAGGTATCGTGCGTATAGCTGCCTTGCAATTGTTGAAGAAATACATTCTCGGATATCCGTTTTCGTCAAACTGAAATCTGTAATGCAACTGCATCCAACCGGCGATGCGTTCATGGTCGCCCGGTGTGAAGTATATGCCGTACCTTGTAGCAGTCTCGGCTATGCTTTCTCCGCGGGAGCTGTCCCATATAGCAGGGTCAGCAACGCTATCTACTATCTTTCTGCCGTGTAGCCAAGGATGCTGTCTTTCAAGGTCTGCGATTCTTTTGAACTGTTCATCAGGAGACCACTTAACACCCTCGTCAGGTGTCTGTGTGCAACCGTACATTTCCATGATGCGGTATAATGTTCCGTCATAATCTACCGCCCAATATCCAAGGGAGAACGGCTTGTTGTAACCAAAGTCATAAGAGCGCATGATATTCCACCCTCGTGGGATCTCAAACGGCTCTATCACGTGGGTAAACCTGCGCTGTGTAAGAGCCTGTTCAGGTGTGATGCCTGCTTTGTGACAGAGATCAATGTCGGGCGTTTCGCGGAAATCCTCAAAGAACTGTCCCTCGAAGATATCCCATCTGCCATATAACCACGCTTCGCGCAGTTTTGGTGGGAGTGCTTCGAGCTGCTTGATATAGTCAGGCTGTGCAGCCATGAGAGCTTTGTTGTCGGTGACAAGGGATTGAATAAAGGTGTAGTCCTCTGCGATCTCGCCGTTCTCATACTTCTTGTCAATGAATAACCGCTTGAAATAGCCATGAGAAGCGCCGCCGGGGTTGCAGGTGTAATAAATCCGCTTGGGAAAGCTATTAGCACCACGAAGGCAAGCTATAATCTTCTTGATCCACATTTCTTGAAGCTGTGTCGCTTCATCAAGAAAGATAATGTCATACTCAGCGCCTTGGTATTGGTCAAGGTCCTTGTCGTTGTTACAGTAACCGAACTTGATTGTGCTGTTGTTGAAGAACTTGAACAGCTTTTCTGTCTTGTTATATCGCGCTATAGCACGAGGAAGGGCGTCTTGCAGGGGCATGATGTGGTTATTCATGAGTTCGGGGTATGTTCTTCTTACGATAAGGCATTTGATACCCTGATACCTCAAACAGAGTCTCTTGGCTTTGTCTTGTACCGCCCACGACTTACCACCACCACGGGCGCCACCGAAGCCGATATGCTTTGTTTTCGCTTCAAGAAACTGTATCTGCTTATCTGATGGAGTGCCGAGAACAAGCTGTACCTTACTCATTCCAAGCCTCCGATCCTGCATTGAAGACGATCTCTATCTCGTTGGTAGTATCATCTTGCTTTTCAGCATCCTTTTGAAGCTTGGCGATCCTTGCCTCTTGCTCACGAATATCGCGGTCGGACTTAACGCCCTTGATGTCTTTGATATCTTTCAGCGCGGAGGCGAGATGCCTAATGCCTTGGGTATCGGTAACGACGTCCATGACCTCAACGATCTTGTCAAGGAGCTTGTCAGCAACGTTGATGATCTTTTTAGCCTTAGTTACTTCCTTGTCGCTGATGGAATCTGTGAGTTTTGTGTCAACTTTTGCTCTCGTTTTGTTCCGAAGGTCCGTCCATTGTTCCTTTGCGGCAACCTTACGGAGTGTGCTGAATGAAACGCCGTACTTTTCCGCAAGCTTTCTGTAGCTTGTGCCGCCTGCGATATACTCTGCTTTGATCTTTTTCCAATCCACAGAAAGCCTCCTTTCTCTCGCTTGAGAACATTCTAAAGCATTTTTGTTCGCAAGTGATACCCACCCCCCTGCCAAAAAAAAGAGAAGGCAATCAGCCTCCTCTTCTGCCATTATGTTATTTCCTCTACGATCACGCCTATGTAGCTTTCTTCGTGGAATGCGTGAGAGATCCCCTTGACATATTTCCTGCTGTCGTCTAAGATGATCTTGCCCTTGAGAGCATCCTCGATCATCTTTGCCATCACAGCGTG